TTACTGTGATAGACCAGCCACAATATTTTTATTTGAAATCGCAAGGTTTTCGACACATAGAGAAGGCAGCCAAGGATGGCCGCCTTTATTATTTGCACTCGCAGGCCTATGAGTACTGCGTGGCGAATGTTGCGGCTATCGAAAAGACAGACGATGCCGTGCAATATGAGAAAGTTATGCCGGAATTACGCATCGACCTATTCGATGCATCGGTATTTGCCACCATCCAGATGGTGAGCCAAGAAGAGAAAGCGAAGAAAGGGCGTGCCTGGTGGGGAGAATGAAAAGAAAAACTAAAAAAACGGAGCAGAGATGCGCGAGCCAGGTCGCATTCTTGCTGAATGACGGGGACATCTGTGTTCCCGGGTACACATCACTCGATCGGAACCCGGAAATCTTGACGGCCTGCAGACGGATCGCGGAACTGATCGGATCTATGACAATACATCTGATGGCCAACACGGAGAACGGCGACATCCGCGTTGTGAATGAGCTGTCGAGAGTGATCGACATTGATCCGATGCCGACAATGACGCGGTCAACGTGGATGCAGTCGATCATTATGACGATGCTTCTGTACGGCAAAGGCAATGCCATTGTTGTGCCACACACGCATCAGGGATATTTGGAGAGCTTGGAACCGATCGCGGCAGGGCGTGTACAGATTAATCCGGTCGGTACATCCTACAGAGACTACCAAGTATTGATTGACGGCGTAGCGAAGAAACCGGAGAGTTTGCTGCATTTTGTTTACAATCCCGACAAGACATATCTGTGGAAGGGCGCAGGCGTGACCATATCGCTGATCGATGTGGCGACCAATCTGAAGCAGGCATCTGCCACCAAAAAGGCGTTTATGGGATCGGAATACAAGCCGAGCATCATCGTCAAGGTGGATGCTTTGACGGATGAGTTCTCCAGTCCGGCAGGGCGGCAGAAATTGATTGATTCATACATCAAGCCACAGACACCGGGCGCACCGTGGATCATACCGGCGGAACAGTTCGAGATTGAACAGGTCAAGCCGCTTACACTTGGCGACCTGGCGATCAATGACACCGTTGAAATTGACAAGCGGACCATCGCGGCAGTGCTTGGTGTTCCGCCGTTTTTGTTAGGAGTTGGCGGATACGACCGGATGGCTTGGAACAGTTTCGTCCAGAACACGATCCGACCGCTGGCGGTTTCGATCGCACAGGAAATGAGCAAGAAGTTGATACTCTCACCGAAGATGTATCTGCGTTTCAACGTGCGGTCGCTTATGGACTTTGATTTAAACAGCCTCTATGCAGTTTATGGCGGCTTGGCAGACCGTGGTCTCGTAACCGGAAACGAAGTGCGAGACATTATGGGGATGCCGCCGCGTGAAGGACTGGATGAATTGAGACTGCTTGAAAATTATTTACCGATCGACCGGCTGGGCGATCAGAAAAAACTGATCCAGGAAGGAGAATGATATGAGCGACATCGGAAACCGCAAGATGCGGACAGTATCAACAGAATTTACTACGAGGGAGAGCGGCGGAGACCTGAAGATTGAAGGTTACTTCGCCGTTTTTGATAGCGTCTATGAAATGGGACAGGGAATGACAGAGAGTATTGCACCTGGAGCATTCACGAAGACGTTATCGAGAGATATACGAGCATTGACCAACCACGACACAACGCTGGTGCTTGGTCGGACGAAGGCACACACATTGGAACTGCGCGAAGATAACCACGGTCTGTGGGGTTCCGTCACTATCAATCCGAAAGATAGCGATGCGATGAACCTCTATGAGCGTGTGAAGCGCGGTGATGTAGACCAGTGTTCCTTCGGTTTCGACATCCGTTCCGAGGATACCGACATCCGCGAAGACGGCAGCATCCACTGGACGATCCGTGAAGTGGATCTGTACGAGGTTAGTGCTTGCACATTCCCGGCATATGAAGAGACCGGCATCTCTGCCAGAGCGAAGGAGCGCGATGAGATCAACCAGCGTGCGCTGACCGCCTGGAAAGAGAATGCACGAAAGAAACTGAAAGGAGAATAAGAGTATGGCACTCAAAGCGATCATGCTGCGCAAGAAATTAAACGATGCGCAGAAGGTTCTGGATGCTCTGCGTGAAAAAGATGCGGAGTTTGAAAAGCGCGAAGCAGAACTCGAGGCATCCATCGAAGAGACCACAACACAGGAAGAGCGTGATGCGGTAGACGGTGAGATCGAGAACTTCGAGGCAGAAAAGGCAGAGCACGAAGAGGCAAAAGAAAAGCTCGAAGCAGAAGTCAGAGAGCTGGAGCAGTCCTTGGCAGACGAAGAGGCGGCGCAGGATACGACCACACCGGCACCTGTTGCACCGGTGGAAGAGAAAAGAGAGGAGAAGAAAGTTATGAGCAAGAGAGCAGCAATGTTCGGCAAGACACAGCAGGAACGCGATATGTTCTTTGAACGTGATGACGTAAAGAACTATCTTGATGAAGTACGCAGCGCAATGAGAGAAAAACGTGCGCTGTCCAACGTAGGCCTGACCATCCCGGAAGTATTCCTGGGCATCCTGCGTGAGAACCTGGAGAGATACTCCAAACTGTACAAGCACGTAGATGTTAGAGCACTTGGTGGCGATGGCCGTCTGACAATCCAGGGGGCAGTACCCGAAGCAGTATGGACTGAGTGCTGTGCAAACCTTAACGAGCTGGATCTGGCTTTCAACGATGTTGAAGTTGGTTGCAATAAGCTCGGCGGATTTTTCGCAATCTGCAACGCAGTATTGGAAGACAGCAATGTTGACCTGGCTGCAGAGCTGATGACCGCGCTGGGACAGGCAATCGGCAAGGCACTGGATAAGGCTATTCTTTTTGGTACCGGCAACCACATGCCGCTTGGTATCGTGACTCGTCTGGCACAGACCAGCCAGCCGGCATCTTATCCGGCAACCGCTCGTCCGTGGGTTGACCTGCACACCAGCAACATCAAGACCATCGCAAACAGCGTGACTGGTATCTCTTTATACCAGGCATTCATGATCAACTCCGCTGCAGCAAAAGGCAGTTACAGCCGCGGCGAGAAGGTATGGGTGATGAACGAGCTGACCTATAACTGGATGATCGCACAGTCCATGAGCATCGATGCATCCGGTGCTATCGTGGCAGGCGTGAACGGCAGAATGCCGGTAGTAGGTGGCATCATCGAAGTTCTGGACTTCGTTCCGAACTATGTAATCATCGGAGGATATCTTGACCTGTACCTGTTGGCAGAGAGATCCGGTCAGAAGTTCGCACAGTCCGAGCACGTTCGTTTCCTGAGCGACCAGACCGTATTCAAGGGCACCGCACGTTATGACGGACAGCCGGAAATCGCTGAAGCATTCGTTGCCATCGGCGTAAACGGATCAACTCCGGACGATACAATGAGCTTCGCTGGTGACACCGCAAACAGCGTGCAGGGTGTACAGATCAACAAGACTGTGGCAACCGTAGCAAAGGATGCAACCCTCCAGCTGAAAGCGAAGACATTCCCGGTTGACGGTGCGATCACTTGGGCATCCAGCAACACGACCTATGCAACCGTTGATACTACCGGCAAGGTAACTGGTGAGGCAGAAGGCTCTGCGATCATCACCGCAACCTGCGGCGACTTTAGCGCATCCTGCACCGTTACTGTTACAGCATAAGGAGCAATAAGATGGCAGTACTCTTGGTATTCCTCAAAGTAAATATCGGCATATCACAGGACACGACCGCGTATGATACGCGGTTGGAGTCCATGATCAATCAGGCCATACAGGAGATCACACAGTTGGGCATCACCTACGATGCGACCAGTGCTCTGGATAACGGGATAGTGGTCGAGTATGCCACCTGGTTATGGATGCGGAGACGGACTGGCGAAGGAATGCCAAGGATGCTCCGTTTAGACCTTAACAACAGACTATTCGCGGAGAAGATGAATGTTGAAGGATGATGTTATAAAGCTCATAACGATCAATAGGACACAGGACGCATATGGACGGTGGATGGAAGGCACTCCAACGAAGCGCGAAGTATATGCACAGGTGACATCCATCTCGCGGTCGGAGTTTTTCGATGCCGGTCGCAATGGATTAAACCCGGAATGGCGTTTCAACGTGTTCGCCGGTGACTATCAGGGCGAGACGGTGGTCGAGTACCACGGAGCAACATACTCCATCTATCGGACGTATGAGAATGACGACTACATTGAGTTATACGTTGAGCGGAAAGGCGGCACCGATGGCAAAGGCAACACCACATGACCAACTGGCGGCGGCGATCAACGGCATACTGGAGGAATACGCAGAAGATGTGAACGTATCTCTGAAGGATGCAGTGAAGAAAGTCACGAAAGAAGGTGTGAAGGCTCTGAAAAAGGAAAGCGCGGCGAAGTTCGGCAGCGGGCCTTATTCGAAGAGCTGGCGATCTGTGTACGAGTCGGACAGGCTCTCATCGCAGGGAACCATCTACAGCACCAAGCCGGGACTGCCGCACCTGTTAGAGAATGGGCATATGCTCCGTAACGGTCGATTCTGGCCAGGCAAGCCGCATATATCAACCATTGAAGATCAGATCGAGGAAGAGTTTGGAAAGGAGGTATTCAAAGACCTATGACGATCAAAGAGATACAGACGATGGTCGCATCATTCAGTCTGCCGAATGCCTACCATCACTTTGATGATGAACAACTCGCAACGCTGACTCTGCCGTACATCCGGTGGTACTTCAATGGCATCGATGATATGTACGCGGACAACATCAATTTCCAGAGCATTCCGGAACTGCGGATTGAACTCTATAGCGACTATAAAGATTTTGAA